AGAATTTACCGTTTCTTCTGATTGGTTAACCGATGCAGAATTTGAATGGTTAGCTGAAATGGTGCGTTCACCACGTCTTTGGTTACGCAAAGCATTTCAAACCGATGAAGGTGTAGTTGAATACTTAGTTCCCATTTTGGTAACCGATACGGCTTACAATGTTTGGAAACGTGACTTCGACCAGTTGCACACGTTAACCATGACTTACAAATTCACCTTTGATGAAGCGATGCCGTTATGATAACAGAACTTTACATAGACGGCCAAAGATTGGATTTAAGCGATGATATTGACATTCGCTTAACCTATTCCATTACGGACATAGAAAACCCCGTAGAGCGCAAAGGAACGGTAAGCAGAACCATTGAAGTTCCAGGAACACCAAACAACGATAACGTATTCGGTTCAATTTACCGATTTGATCAGTGGGTAATTGGATTTGATCCGAGCGTAAGGGTTAACGCTTACGTATTGCAGAACGGTGTTGAAGTTTTCAATGGTATTGCCCAGTTGTTGGCGGTTAAGAGTGACGGACAATTTAAGACGTATGAACTTGGTTTGTATGGTGAGAATGTGAACTTGTTTAAGCAGTTAGGCGATAGCGAATTGACCGATTTAGATTTCAGCGAACTTAACCACGAATGGGATGCACCTAATATTGTCGATGCGTGGACCAACTCGGTAGGCAGTACGGGAAATGATTACTATTACCCCGCGATCGATTACGGGCAAGCTAGTTTCACACGTACACAGGCACCAAGTCCGTATGCGGATGTGTTTACCACGGCTGATTTTTACCCCGCTATTTCAGTTAAGAAGTACGTTGATAAGATTATCGGCGGTGCGGGATTTACTTACGTGAGTGACTTCCTTACCTCGCAATGGTTTAAGCAGTTGATAGTACCGTATGGCGTTAGTGGTGTTCCTTACATTACCCAAGAACAAGCGCAAACAAACTTGTTTTTTATTCGATTGAATAATGATGTTCCTTTAAATGGTATTATTACTCAAACGCAATATCAGTTTGGCACGGCAACACCTTCACCTTATTTCAACGGTGGCAATTACAACACATCAACCTATAAGTTTATTGCACCTTCCGATCGTACCTACAACTTCCAAATTCGGGTAACGATTACAAACATAGACAATATTCCTTTTTCCCCATATACATTTACAACGGCATTAAGAAAGAACGGAACAATTTTAGTGGGTAACTTGGATATTGTTATTCCTGCACCTACTCTTGCAAACAACACATTTACAAAGGACTTCTTTATTCAAGATGTTGCTAATATTGGCGACGAATACGATGTTGTTTTTGGTGGTGGTGCTCCATTTATTGATATTAAAATAGAATCTAATAACACATATTGGCTTAATCAAATTGAAGGCACCCCAAAAATGCAACCTGGGGATGATTGGAACATGAACGAAACCATTGTACCCAAGGTGAAGCAATCCGACTTTTTAATGTACTTGGTTCGTATGTTCAACTTGTTTATCATGCCTGACAAGTACGACCCAAAGAAACTTTACATTGAACCATTCTCCGACTTTTACGATACTTCAACTTATCTTGATTGGACTGGATTGTGGGACGTTGAAAAAGGATTTGAGGTAGTTCCATGTGGGTACATGAACCCAAAGACGTACAAGTTCAGCTACAAAGATGCGGGCGGGTTCTTCGAGAAACGTTACCAAAGTGCTTACCAATCGAGTTACGGTTCACGTACCTACATTAGTTCAAATGAGTTCAGCAATGGCGAGCAATCCGAGGATGTTGGTTTTGGCAATAGCGTAATGGTTGGATTTTCTCCAAGTCCACGCATTTACGCACGTTATTACGACATGGATAATAAAGGAACTGCGAGCGGTGGGGATGTTGAATTAGACGTGAAGCCTGTTACCCCTAACCTTCGCATTCTTTACCATGAGTATATACCGTTTCCGAGCGAAACGGAGTTTGTTTTCGAGGATACTGAATACACCAGTTACCCTTATGCGGGTACTTTAGACAATCCGTACAACCCAACAACCGATTTGTGTTTTGGCATTCCACGTGAGTTGTACTACCAATCCGATGAAACAACCGGCGCAATTTACCGATACACCAACAACAACCTATTCAACCGCTTTTGGTTGGATTACGTCAAGCTATACACCGACAAAGATGCAAAGAAAGTCAAGTTATTCGTACAACTTACGCCCGTTGATGTGTTGAACTTGGATTTCCGCAAACCGATTTATATTAACGGCACTTTGTTTTACCTTTTGTCGGTAAACGATTACGACGCAAACAGCGATGAAAGTACATCGATTGAACTTTTGAAAGTATTGGATTTGGCACCATTCGAACCAACCGTCTTTCAATTGACCGGTGGCACCGGAGCTTTTATTTCAGACGAACCTAAACCCCAGCTAATCATAGAATAATGGCAGATATTGAAAGAGATATAGTTTTACGAGTAAAGTCGGAAACAGAACAAGCCCAAGGGCAATTCAAGAACTTAAAACAGGAGTTGCGCTCGATTGAAAACGAGTTGAATAAGATGGCCGAAGCCGGGCAAACTGGGACGGCTGCCTTCAATAAATTGCAACAAAGAGCGGGAGAAGTTAAGGACCAGATCGGAGATACCAAGAATGCGATCAAGGCTTTGTCTTCCGATACTTTCCGGTTAGATGCGTTCAGTCAAGCAGCGCAAGGTATTGCCGGTGGTTTCGCAGCTGCACAGGGTGCGATGTCTTTGTTTGGTTCAGAGAACAAAGCGGTTGAAGAAGCGATCAAGAAAACACAGGGAGCAATGGCATTGCTTCAAGGTGTGACTGCTATTACAAACATCCTTCAAAAAGATAGTGCGTTTTCGTTAGCATTTTTAAGTAAGGCGCAAAAGGCGAATGAAAAAGCAACAGAAGGCGGTACAAAAGCCACGAAAGGATTTTCGAAAGCATTGATCGCTACCGGTGTTGGTGCCTTGGTTGCTGCGTTAGGTTTTCTTATTGCAAACTTTGAGGATGTAAAGAAGGTCATTCTAAACCTTATGAAGCCATTTGATGGTATCATTGCCAAAGTACGTGACTTCTTACACACCATTTCTTTCGGATTGATTGACGATGCTGCGACGGCAAAGACAAAAGACAATGCCGAGCAAGCGGTTGAAGCCTTCAATAAAACGAAGGATGCCATGAAGGAAGCAGAAAAGGTGATCGAGCGGAGAATAGAATTGGCAAAAGCAGAAGGAAAGAGTACAAAGGAAATTTACACCCTAGAAAAAGAACTTGCTGATTTACGGATTAAGAATTTAAAAGCAGAACAAACAGCACTTCAAACAAAGGTTAAAGCCGGTAATGCAACCGAGGATGAAAAGAAACGCATTAAAGAATTGACCACTGAAATTGCCGATGCAAACAATAAGCGTTTAATACTCGATGCTAATTTCAAAAAAGCGGTTGCAGATGCAAACCAAAAAGCTAAGGAAAAAGCCGAAGCAGATGCCAAAAAACAACGTGAAGAAAAGGCTAAAAAAGACGCTGAATTAAAAAAGCAACAAGAGCAAAACGCAAAGGATTTTCAAGAGCGCACAAATAAAGAATTTGAGGATAGTAAAAAAGCAAGCGATGATTATTACGACCATTTAATAAACGTCGCAAAAGTTAACGGGCAAAGCACCGAGGAATTGGAATTGCAAAAATTACAAAACCTACTTCAAATTCAAAAGGATTACGGGCAATCAACCATTGCCTTAGAAGATCAAATCGCATTGAAGAAAAAGGAAATTTCAGATAAGCAATTAGAACAACAACGTGCGCAACTTGAAATCCAACGTCAAGACTATTCTCAAAGCTACGATGAAATAAAAACCATTATAGACAATGCGTACAAAACTGGATTGATTACTCAAAAGCAATACAATGAAGCGACCCAACAATTAGACGCCGCTCAACTTCAAGGAAAGATGGCGTTGACCAAGGGCGTTGCTGATTTGTTTGGTAGTTTATCGGATGCGTTAGGTAAGGAAACAAAAGCGGGCAAAGCACTCGCAACCGCCCAAGCTTTGATTAATACCTACCTTGGTATTTCGGAAGTGTTAAGAGCAAAGAATCCGTACCCCGAACCATTTGGAACGGCGGTAAAAATTGCCAGTGCAGCAACAATCGGTATCAATGGTTTTAATACTGTTAAATCAATCAATAAAGTTCAAGTGCCCGGTGGTGGCGGTGGTGGTCCAGTTGGTTCAATGCCTAACTTTTCAGCTGCACCGTCTTCCATGGCCGGAAGCACTCCAACGATTGGAAGCACCCAGCTGCAACTTGATGCCCAGGGTAACCTTCAACAATCGGTAAAAACATACGTGCTTGAAACCGACATTTCGGACAAGCAGAAACGATCACAAAGACTTTCACAAACCGCAACATTAGGAAAATAATGGAACTACCAATTTACAAACTAGTAATCAATCCCGAGGATGAAGAAACAGGGGTTGAGTTCGTGGCCCTGGTAAACACGCCGGCCATTGAGCGAAATTTTCACGCGTTCAAATCGCATAAGTTCACCGCCGATGAAGAAAAAAGAATCGTAACCGGTCCGTTAATGATCCCCGATCAATTGATCTATCGAAGGGATAATTCCTTTGGGGAATACTACGTGACTTACGATGCTGAAATGGTGAAGAAGATCGCTGAAAAATTTATGCGCGATCAAAATTCAAACAACGTAAACAAGGAGCACAAAGACCCGGTAGATGGAGTGTTCATGTTTGAAACCTTTTTAAAGGATTCGAGCCGTGGCATTTCAGCCCCAAAGGGGTTCGAGGATTTGCCCGAGGGTACGTGGTTTGGAAGTTATAAAGTTTATAATAACGACATTTGGAGCCAAGTGAAGGACGGCACGTTTAAAGGATTTTCCGTTGAGGGTGAGTTCTTACACGTATCGCACACGGCTAACTTTTCTAAGAACGTGGAAATCACTACGTTATTGGATGAAATCATTTCGTTGTTGTAACTATTTTCTGTCACTTTTTCCCCTATTGTAATACTATTGATAAAGTCAAATTTATGGACATAAAAGCAGAATTGTTAAAGATCAAATCTTACTTGATGTCTTCAGAATTGCCTACTGATCCTACCGTAGAAGTTGGAGAAACGCCCGCCGTTGAGCACAACTTTGCAGAATACGAAACTGCTACCGGTGTTAAGGTGAAGATTGACGGAGAAATTGCCGTTGGTGTTCCAGTTGTTGCTATTGCTGAAGATGGTACTGAAGCTCCCGCCCCCGATGGCGAGCACGAAATTCTTGGTGTTGCAAAGATCGTTGTTAAAGACGGTTTGATTGCTGAAATCATGCCATTGGAAGAAGAACCAAAGATCGAGGTTGAAGTTGAAATGGCTGATGTAATGCCAGTTGTTGACATCACCGCAGAATTGCAAGATCGCATTGTGAAGCTTGAAGGTAAGTTAGATGAATTGATGAAGAAGTTTGAAGGAATGACTAAAGCAACGGAAGCGATGACCGCAGTTGTTGAAGAAATTTCTACCCTTCCAACAGCCGAGGTTTCCAAGCCAGCATCGTTCACTTACTTGTACCCAAAGAGCAAGCAGAACGCAAACATTGACAAATTTTTACAAGCACTAAAATAAAAAAAAGATGAGTTTTTCACTTACTGGATTAACTTCTTACGTTAATCAAAACACACTTCCATTGATGACCAAAGCCGTTTTCGGTGCAAAGTCAATTTCAATGGCAAACAAAATGGTTGGACTTAAAGGTACTTCCGCTATCAACATCATGGAAACCACCGCTCCATTTGCTTACGGTGTTACGTGTGCTTTTGCTGATAACGGTACTACTACTTTCAGCCAGCGTAACATCGCTGTTAAGCACTTGAAAGTACATGAGTCTTTGTGTCCTCAAGCGTTGGAGCAAACTTGGTTACAGCACCACCTTCCTCAAGGTTCTTTGTACCAAGCTATCCCATTTGAAGAGGCGTACGCAAACCAAAAGGTTGCTATGATTGCTCGTCAATTGGAGTCAATTTCTTGGGTTGGAGATAGCACTGAAATCGATGGTTGGAAAGATGTTATCGATGCAGCTGGTAGCGTAATCGATGCGAATGCTACTGCCTTCACTGGTAACGCTACTGCAATTACCAAAGCACAATTCATCACCAACGCTTCCGGCACTACTTCACGTCGCACTGTATTGCAAGCGATTGAGCGTGCTATTCCTACCGACATTTTGGGTACTGACGATGTTGTTGTTTTCTGTGGATGGGATGTATTCCGTTTGTTCCGTCAAGACATCGTAGCTTCTAACTACTTCAACCTTTCTTACTACGATGGTATGCAAGCCGGTGAAATGGTTATCCCAGGATCAAACATCAAATTGGTTGCTGTTCCCGGATTGAACGATGGTATCGGTGGTAACACTTCATACTCTATCTACGCTATGCGCACTTCCAACTTGGTATTCGGTACTGACCTTTTGAACGAGCAAGAGAAATTCGAAATCTTCTATGCTAAAGAAGCAATGAACGTTCGTTTCGTTTGTGAGTTCAAAGCTGGTTTCCAGGTTGCATTCCCTGATCAGATTGTTAAGTTCGTAATGGCTTAATCAATAGATTGAACTATTAACCAAGGGGTGGGTGAAATCGCCCACCCTTTTTTTGTAAATAAATAAAGAAATAAAAATATGAGTTGCGCACTAACCGCTGGTTACACTTTAGGGTGTAAAGACAGTGTGGGTGGTATCAAACACATCCACATTGCAAATCAATCTTCCATCACTTACG